TTTTACGCGGTGCATCCGAGGTTGAGATGTTTACCGTAGCATTATGCTACACTTAAGGAGGAGGTATCATGGGAAATAAGAAGAAACCTGTTGCACTTGCAAAACTACAAGGCAACCCAGGCAAGGGTAAATTAAATATTGACGAACCAAAACCACCCGCCATGCTTTCGTTCCCTGCTCCCCCCGAACTATTCAAACACGATCCAACAGCAGCCGATGAGTGGAACGCCCTCGGCCCCGTCCTATTTGAGATGGGACTAATCACCCCCGTAGACCTAACAGCCTTCATGAGCTACTGTAAAAACCGTTCAAGGTGGCTAGAAGCTGAGCGAGAGATAGATGAGCAGGGCATGTTAATAGAATCATCTAACAGATCGGGTGATGTTTCCATCAAAAAGAACCCCGCCATTACTGCTTCAGTGTCCTATCAGACTCTTATGATGCGAGCCATGACCGAGTTTGGCATGACTCCTTCATCACGTGCCAAGCTAATCGGCAAGAGTTCCCCCGATGGTGGCGACGATCTCGACACGCTAGAGGCCAAAGGGCGCATGATGGCACCAACATCATGAGGGCTGCCAACAAATATATTAAGGCTGCGTCCCTCAAAAAGAACAAAAAACTTTACTGCCGGATGACACGTCTCGCAATGCAACGACACCTCGACGACCTTAAGCGGTCAAAGTCAAAGGACTACCCCTATGAGTTCGACCCTCTCCGCGCTCAGTTGTTCATAGATGTATGCCCGCACCTTAAACACTGGCAAGGCGAGTGGAGCGGTAAGCCCTTTATCCTCGAACCATGGCAACGTGCAATCGGTGCAATCATCTTTGGGTGGGTCCGTAAGGACAACAGGCGGCGAAGATTCCAAACATCTTACATAGAAGTTCCCAGGAAGAACGGCAAAAGCTTTTGGTGTGGTGCCTTCTGCGTGTTCCTCCTTATGTTTGATGGTGAATCAGGGGCACAGATTTACACAGCAGCAACGAAAACAGAGCAGGCAAAGATTGTATTCAACGACACAACACACATGGTCACAAGCAATCCCCGGCTATCTCGCAAGCTAGACATACAAAAGAGAGCTATCATCTACCGCTCATCAGTGCTCAAGTTCCTGTCAGCAGACGCAAAGACTCAGGACGGATTGAATATCCATGGCGCAGTATGTGATGAACTTCATCAGTGGAAGGGGCGTGACCTATGGGATGTTATACAAACAGCCACAGGCGCAAGGCGACAACCATTGATAGCAGCGATTACTACAGCTGGCTTTGACAAACAGAATACTATATGCGGCAAGCAGCACACAAGAACAGAGAAGATCCTCGAAGGAGTCACAGAGGATGATACTTTCTTTGGTATCATTTACAACATAGATGAAGAGGATGATTGGAAAGACCCTGCTATGTGGCACAAGGCCAACCCCAATTTAGGCGTAAGTAAGTACATGGATAAGATGATGGCAGACGTTCAGGATGTTATCAACGACCCGTCAGCACTCAATGCATTCCTTCGGCTACACCTCAACGTATGGACACAGGCAAAGACTCTGTGGATGTTGCCGGATAAGTGGGCGGCGTGTGGCGGAACGATAGACAAGGAAGCGTTACTTGGTCGGCTATGCTATGGCGGGCTAGATCTCTCTGATACGTTCGATGTCTCATCATTCAATCTATGCTTCCCTCCTGAGAAGGAAGGGGACAAGATAATCACTATTGCCAAGTGCTATATCCCTGAGTCAGCATTACACGATAAGCATAATCCAAACCGTGGGCTATATGCTCAGTGGTACAGGGACGGATGGTTGACAGCAACGCCAGGGGTCGCTATTGATTACAACTTCATACTGCACGATATCCAGAATGCCATAGAGGATTATGATGTTGTAGAGATAGCATATGATTCATGGGGAGCAAGGAAGATAACCAATGAGGTCGAAGACTATGCCCCTGATGTTATGATCGCAATGAGACAGGGCTTCGGCTCCATGAACTCTCCGACTCGTGAGCTGATGACTAAGGTGCTACGTGAGGAAATCAATCACGGTAACAATCCTGTACTCGCATGGATGGCAGCAAATGCAGTGGCAGTATCAGACCCCGCGAACAATATCAAGTTATGCAAGAAGGATTCCACGGGTAAGATCGATGGGATCATAGCATTGATTATGGCTATTGATAGGCTTGAGGCTGCAGAAGATGACGGCGGATCTGTGTATGATACCTGCGAGGTTGCCGTAATGTAACGTCCAATCTGTAACTATTGTTTACACATTTAGTTGCGCTGTAACCAAACGTGTGTTATTCTTTATTTAACGTAACGTAAAGTAAAGGATATGCATGTCTTTTCTTAATTCCCTCCGCTCCTTCTTCGGTGTAACCATCCACGCAGGCGACCTAGAAACCCTTGATATACTTATGGATATGCCCACCTCCCCCTTGTCAGCTATGCAGCAGTCAGCCGTACACTCTGCGGTTAAGGGTATATCTGAAACGGTAGCAAGCCTACCCGCTAATGTAATGAGGCGAGAAGGGAAGCTAGTAACAGTAAACTTCACAGATCCGCTCAACAGACTATTAAAATTCAAGCCTAACAAATATCAAACACCCGTCGAGTTCTTCGAACAGATAATGGGTACAGCATTGTTAAGAGGCAAGAGCCCTTCACAGATTATCTATAACGGTATGGGTACTCCAATAGAATTACACAACCTCAACCCCGACCGCATGGAATATATCAGAGGCGAAGACGGTTCACCTATCTATCTGTACACAGACAAGCACGGCAATGAGCGAGCCTTCGAAGACAAAGACATAATGATGGTAGCCAACTTCCTCGGACTATCCCCCATTGAAGTATCATCTCAAGTGTTCCATCACTCAGCAGCACAACAGAAACATGCTTCCTCATTCATTGACAACGGTTGTAGACCTTCAGGTGTCATCCAGCGTGAAGGCAAATGGGGGAAAGGCGATGCACGATCAAACTTTATCAAGTCTTGGAAGGCTGCATTCTCAGGGCCAAAGAACGCGGGCAAAACCGTCCTTCTCGAAGATGGCATGAAGTGGCAAGCTATATCAGTCAACGCAGATGAGGCGCAGTTCCTTGAGTCTCGCAAGTTCTCAAAGGAAGAAGTCTTGTCAATCTATCGTTACCCCGCACACCTTGCAGGCGATATGACTCAGATGAAGTTCGCCAACGTAGAACAGATGTTTTCTTCCTATCTCAAGCTTACAATTATCCCATGGCTCAAGAGACTAGAGCAAGCAATACAACGCTCCCTTATTCCTGCGGCAGACTTCGGTACTATCTTTGTACGTTTCAACATGGACGCACTCTTGAGAGCCGGATATAAAGAACGTATGGAAGGAAACAAGACAGCTATAGAATCATCTATACTCACACCAAATGAAGCACGAGCACAAGACGACCTTCCACCATTGCCAGGAGGCGACGACCTCAGAGGGCCACTAAACTTTACAGCAATCAACAAGCAAGATCAGGAGACACCAGATGCCGAAACAACGTAATGAGGTTATAAGAAGATCAGTCACATTTAACATGAGGGCCGATCAAACAATGGACGGTGTTCTTGAGGGTCATGCTGCAGTCTTTAATACATTTGCAGATATCGGCGGTTACTTTCGTGAACAGATAGCCCCTACAGCATTTGACCGTGCAATCAGTGAAGGACATGATGTAAGGGCATTAATCAATCACGACCCCAATCTCATACTCGGCAGAACATCGGCAGGCACCTTGCAGCTATCAGTAGATGAAGTCGGATTAAAGATTCGCCTTGAGCTACCTAACACAACATACGCAAAGGACTTAGAAGAGTCTGTCAAACGTGGTGACATCTCACAGATGTCATTCGGCTTTATCTCCCTTGAGGAAGAGTGGAGCTTCAGAGACGGCGACGATATGGACAGCGTAACAATTCGTGACCTGAAACTATTCGACGTGTCACCCGTAACCTATCCCGCATACGAAGAGACAGACCTATCATCGCGAGATGGTATTAACAATTACAGACAAGCAAAAGAAAAACACATGGCAGCCAAACGAGCAGCCAGAGCAAAGCGGCTATTAATGGCCCATGAAATCTAGAAAGGATTTTTAGAATGAAAGAACTACTCGCCAAATTGAAAGCCGCTCAACTTCGAGCGCAGGATCTTGGAAAGGCTTCCGAGATGACAGAAGAGGAAAGCGCAACATTTGACGCAGCCCTCAAGGAAGTTGAAACCATCAGAGCATCCATCGTTGCTTACGAAGCACGACAGACTCAGATGAACGAACTCAACACATCAGTTGACAGTGTAGAGAAAAGACTCGCACAGCCAACAAGCAAACCTGCTGACAATGACACACGCTCAGACATCACAGCTACAAAGCAAGACAACCCAAACCCATACGCAAACCCAGCAGACTTCTATCGTGCAGTAATGACAGCCGCAAGATCTGGTCAGGTTGACACTAAGCTTATGGAAATCCGTGCAGCTTCAGGGCTCAGCGAGGCCGTACCATCAGACGGTGGCTTCCTCGTGCAACAAGATATCGCTTCAGGTATCTATCAGTCATCCCGCGCAATCGGTGGACAGATTCTATCAGCTATTGACACTCTTGCCATCAAAGGTAATGGAATGAAGATTCCTGCCGTTGCTGAAACTACATATGCCAGCGGCGTTGTAGCAGGCGGCATCGTTGGTTATTGGATGGACGAAGCAGGCGCAAAGACAGCAAGTAAACCACAGTTTAGAAATATGGATCTTTCTCTCAAGAAAGTTGCTGCACTTGTTTATGCTACAGATGAACTACTCGAAGATGCTAATGCTCTTGCAGCATTCATCGGACAGAATGCGCCACTTGCCCTTAATTGGCAAATGGAAGATGCTATCATTAATGGCAACGGCGCAGGTAAGCCCCTCGGTATCCTTAATGGTGGAAGTCTTGTAACGGTATCTGAAGACACAACTCAGACAACCACAACAATCTCAACCAACAACATTGTTAACATGCTTTCAAGGCTCATGCCTTCTAGCCTTCTCAATTCAGCATGGTATATCAATCCTGATATTCTTCCACAGCTCATGCAGTTGTCATTGAACAACAACCCTCTTTGGCTCATGAATAACACTCTTGAAGGTGCACCACTTGGAACACTCCTTGGTAGACCAATCATCCCCATTGAGCATTGTGCAACACTCGGAACCGTTGGAGATATTATTCTTGCAGACCTTAGCCAGTATCAAGGTATTGAAAAAGCAGGTATCCAGGAAGCAATGAGTATCCATGTAAAATTCGTTAATGATGAATCTGTATTCAGATTCGTTAAGCGTTTTGACGGACAGCCAAAACTTAACAGTGCAATCACTCCCGCACACGGAACAAACACAATATCTCCATTCGTTGTTATCGAAACGCGAGACGGTCAATAATATTAACGGGGGCTTAATTGCCACCTCTCGAAAGGAATTTAAAAATGAAAAAAGTAGTTATAGCAGAAGAAGGCCACATCGTTAACATCATTCCACCAGTGGATATCAACGGTGCAGCAAAGGAATCAGACTATTTCTCAATGAAAAAATCAGGTCATGCTTCAATCATTCTCACACTTGGCGTAACAGGCGCAGCAAGTACGGTTACACTGTTTGAATCAGACGACGCAGCAGGCACGAACGAGACAGCAATTGCATTCGCAGTATACAAAGAAGAAACAGCAGCAGGCGACACACTCGGAGTAAGAACGGCAGTTGCCGCAGCAGGCTTTGCTTCCTCAGCAAATGATAGCTTGACATATGTTATCGAGGTAGACTCTTCACAGCTCACACAGGGTTACCCATACCTCGTATTGAAAATGTCAGACCCTGAAGCAGCTACACTTGTATCAGCAGTTGCAGTTCTATCTGGTAACAGATATGCACCAGCAGGAACGCAGATAACTTAATATGTGGCTTAGATGTAAAATAGGTCGCTTGGCCGGAACAATAGTTAACTACCCTCATCTAGTTGGTGAACGTCTTCTAGCTGATGGAAGGGCAGAGCTACCGGATCAAGAATCGGACGAACCTATCGAAGCACCTAAGCCTATTGTTAAGAAACCTAGAGTCAAGGGCAAGCGGAAGACGAGAAGGGCAAAGAAATGAATCTAACAATATCAGTTGCACCAACCTCAGAACCGCTTGAACTTGACCCTGTAAAGAACTTTCTTAAAGTGGTTGACGATGACGACGACTCATTGATTGAGTTGCTTATCAAGTCAGCACGTGAAGAGTTTGAGCATCGCACATACAGAACAGCACTACCAACAACCTATAAGTTGTATCTTGATAGGTTCCCGTGTGGTAGAGAGATACGCCTACAGGCTCCACCGATTGCAAGTATAACAAGTGTTAAGTACTTAGATAGCGACAGCACATGGCAGACAATAGCAGCCACAGAATACCGCACAATTACAGAGACAGATTCAGGTTCAGTTATATTACTCGATGACTACTGTTGGCCGACCGATTTACTTAGCGGCCACAATGTAGTCGAGATCGAATATGTAGCAGGGTATGCAACAGTCTCAGCAATGCCGGAGAAAGCCTTGCAATGGATGAGATGTTTTATAACTTCTCAGTATGACAGCAGAGACGAAAACACACCGTTACAGGTTAACAAACTAAAATTTATTGATGGCCTCCTTGATTCTTTGGAAGTGCCATGGGAGTTCAAATCATGAAAATTATTATATTCTTACTAGCCATGGTTATGGCTACATGCTGTTATGCACAGCCTAACCAAGTATCCAGGGCATATTGCACAGAGTCCACAGGAACAGCAAGTATCAGCCCTACAAACATCTGCACAGTTTACACAGGCGTTGACAAGTATTCAAAAGGCTTTAACTTTCAATACTCAGAAAATCAAAGCTTTGCCATCAAGATAGACGCAGGCAGCGCGACAGCATTCAGCGTGTCAGTACAAGCGTGGGCGACAGACTTCGATGGTACGCAGTATTGGGAAGATGTGAGCCCTGCAAACACATTCAGCTTTACGGCAGACGCAGAAACAAGATACTCCTTATCGCTCCCGGTAGGGTTTTCATTCAGGTTTAAATTTACGGCGGATGCCGCAGCAGCTTACGAAATAGAAAGATTGACGGTGTATTATAAATGATAACAAAATTAGTAGTAACAACACAGATTACAGATAACAGCGGCCCGCTTGAGTCACCATACTCAGGAGATGGCGCATTCTCAAAGTCATTCAATGAACAACTCACAGACGGCACAGGAACTGGCAAAGCACAGATCGTACACGCCGATCAGTTAACTCTCGCAGGTTCAGCCGTTGATAGTCTCGACTTAGCCGGAGGCGTTACGGATCAGTTTGGTAAGACTTCCACATTTACAAAAATCAAATCGGTAATGATTCTACCTGCAGCAGCCAATGATGAAGACCTCATCGTAGGCGGTGGCTCCAATCCTTTTATCGGATGGCATGCAGACGTATCAGACCTTGACAATGTACCTGCAGGCGGATGTCTATTCGTGGCAGACGTTACCACAGGTTGGACAGTAACAGCGAGCACAGGCGACATTCTCACAATCACAGCCGGTGCCGGTGGCGCAGTATATGACATCGTTATAGTCGGAGAAGGCGCAAGCGCATAATGATAATTACGGGCAAGCTTGATAGGCGAATTAATATCATGATACGGGGTGACTCTACAGACCCGACGACGGGAGAGCCGATCCCATCATGGTTGTTGCTGAAAAGATTGCCCGCTGAGAAGATGAGCAAGGGTGTAGCCGAGAGAGTGCTAGGCGTTGAACTAGTATCTGCTACCTCTGTAGTGTGGCGCATACGTTACCGGGCAGATGTAACGCCTTTAATGAGAATACATGTCAGAGAAGACGTGTATCGTATCAATGGTATCTATGAGGGGCAGGGACGTTTCAGAGAATCATTCCTTGTTTGTGTAACAGAGGAACCCGAAAGAGGCGTTATCTAATGGCTGAGACTTCAATCAAAGGATTAGAACAACTAACAAGGAACCTCAAGCGGTTAGCAACTAAAGACTTAGTACTTGCGTTTGAAGCGGGTACTCGTGCGAGTGCTGCAGTTATTGCAAGGGAAGCACGGAAGCGGTGCCCCGTAGGCCGTGGAATAAAAACAAGCAATACAAGAGTTAAGAGCAAGAAGAAACGTATCCATCTTAGAGATACTATCAGAGTAAAGAAAATGCGTTTTGACGGCCAGAAGACACGCTATGTTGTCCATGCAGGCAGAGGCTTGAACTATGCTCATTTAGTAGAGTTTGGGGCTAGGCCACACACGATTAACCCTAGATTATCAGGTATCACCGGGGCGATTGCATTCTTGGCGTTTGGTGGTCGGTTTGTTAAGTCTGCCAATCATCCAGGCTCTAAGGCTAGGCCATTCATGCGACCTGCACTAGATGCCAACTACAGGAAGGCCACAGATAAGTTTGCCATTGCTGCACGTAAAAAGATAGACAAGTTAAGGTTTAAAAAATGACCGCTGAAACTATCGCATACAATATACTCAAAGACATCCTCCCTGATAAAGTCTTTCCTATACACGCAGCACAGGCAACATCATATCCCTTTATCGTCTACGGTCGCATCTCGACAATAGTTAATAATACACTTTGCGGAGATACGGGATACAGTCGGGCAAGGATTCAGGTAGATATAAAGTCAGATACTTACAAGGAAGTAATAGCACTTGCCGTACAGGTAAGGGGTGCGTTCTCTTCCAACGAATCAGCAACAATGGACAACAGAAACGACCTATCAGACCCTGAGAATAACACATATTGGATAACAATGGATTTTAGTATATTCGAGAAAGGAATATAACATGGCAGTATTGAACAGTGAAGGCACTACATTTGAAGTAGAATCAGCAGTTAGTGGCGTATGGAATGCCATTTGTATTCGTGATTTAACAGGTATCGGCGGCGGTCAGGCAACAGTAAAAGACAGAACAACTTTATGCAGCTCAGCAAAGGAAAAAGGCATGGGGCTTCCTGATGAGGGTTCACCCGTATTGTCAGCATTTTACGATCCAGCAGGCGTTGGCATTCAGAGAATGATAACACTCAGAGCAGCTCAAGAGCTGGGCGCATTTCGTGTTGTCCTTACTGATACAGGATCAGAGACAAGAACCTTTAGCGCATATGTGTTATCGGCAGAGCTTGGCGGGTTCACCCCCGATTCAGACGTAACAATCAATTTTGCTATGGAGATCAGCGGATTGATCACAATAGCTTAACAACTACGGCAGGCGGGCGTACCTGCCTGCCAACTACACAATGCGGAGGTACACGCATGATCGAAGTAAAAGAAATGTCATGGTCGGATTTTAAGCAAGCACAGGCAGAGTTCACAGATGACAATGTGTTTAATAGCGAATTGCTTGTTAAATACTCCACAGGTTTAACGCTCGAAGAAATCAACAACTTGCCACGGTCGGAAGTTTCCGATCTGATAGCCCGCGCAAACAAGGCAAATGGCTTCACGGCAAAGGACGCAGAAAAAAACTCAGAAGAAATCCCTTCAGAGTCAGAGCCATGCACGTTGCCCACCGATTAGGGAAAACAGAAAACGAACTATATAAGGGGTTGGATGGCCCCGCTGATATAGGGCTATGGCTGGCATTCTTTGGTAATCCACACCTGCTCCCTGAGAAGATAGAGAAACCACAGACACCCAATCTAGCACAACGAATCAGAGCACAGGCAGATATGCACAATGCAAACGTAACAGCAAGAGAGGCACGAAAACATGGCAGCCAAAGTAGGTAGTCTATTAATAGACATCTCCACTAACGTGGCTAAAGTTGCAAGCGACATGGGCAAGGTCACCAAGGGTGTACAAGGCGCAGCCGCTAAGATGAAACGGTCAATCGCCTCTCTGAAAAGAGCAGCCGCTGCAATGTTTACGGGGCTAGTGCTACATCGTGGAGTGCAGTTTGCTGAACAGCTAATTGATAATGCGGATGCCATGTCTAAGCTCGCAGCTAAGACAGGCGTAACAGTTGAGACGCTATCAGCATTCGGACACGCAGCGGAACTATCAGGGGCTAACATAGGTATCCTCTCTAAAGGGTTCAAGACTCTTGCAGCTAATGCAAACGATGCAGCGAGTGGCACAGGGGAAGCAAAGAAAGCCTTTGACGAATTAGGTATCAGCGTATCAGGCGCAGACGGTAATCTAAAATCCCTTGACATGCTAATGCTAGAATCAGCACAGGCTATATCGGCACTTGAAGACAGCACAAAACAAGCTGCTTTATCTTCTGACATCTTTGGCCGTGCAGGGTTTGAACTTCTGCCAATGCTCAAGCAGGGCAAAGCAGGCATTAAAGCCATGACCGAAGAGGCCGATAGGCTTGGAATATCTATCAGCACGGAGTTTGCCGAAAATAGCGCAGCTTTCAACGATGAACTAACAAAAATGAAAGGGGCTTTTGAAGGTCTCGTGCGTGCAGGATTGCCCGATATTGTTAAAGATGTGACAGTTCTTGCCACAGCCATGACTGATGTAGCCATGGCGGCTAAAGGATTTAACGACACGGACACAGGGAAGTTCGTATCATGGCTAAATTCACTAGCAAACCCGCTAACCCATGCGCTCAACGCATACAAAGAACTAAAAGGACTGCTTGAAGAAGGCCCACAGATAGGCGATGACGCAGGCACGGGGGATCTTCTATCAGGGTTTTTATCCGATGCAGAGGACGCAAAGACAAGGGGCGTTGCATACTCAAAGAGCCTCACAGATGGGCTAGTAGCTGGGTATGAATCGGCCAAGGTAGACGATGCAATCGTAGGGCTATTGGATAGCACGGCACTAATGGGATTTGAAGAAGACATGCGAGGGCTTGCAAGGGCCACAGAGCTTATCAACTTTGACGATCTCATGGATACTGAAGCACTTACAGACTTTACTGATGAGATGGATACGCTGACAGAATCATGGGATAAGTTTGCAGATGTTACCGTCGAAAAAACAAACATAGCACTTGAATCGACAGGCTCAATAGTGGGCAACCTTACAAGACAGATATCCAATTTTGCCAATGGTGCCAAGGTAGATTTTACAGCCATGACACAAAGTATCCTCAATGACATGCTAAAGGTACAAGCACAGAAATTTTTGACGGGGATCGTTGGTAATTTGTTTGGTGGCGGTGGAGATAGCAACGCATCTGGCAATACTCCTGCGTTCCCATTTGGCAAGTTTGCAAAGGGGGGAGTGGTATCACAACCAACAATGGCACTAGCAGGCGAGGCAGGCACAGAGGCATTTTTCCCATTGGACACCAAAGGCGGCAAGCTTGGCATTAGCGGAAGCGATTCAGGCAGCAAAACAAACATAACAATCATTAACAACTCACCGGCAAAGATTGAAACGTCACAGAGCAACGATGGCGGCATTGAGAATATCGTAATGCTAATCAAAGACACTGTTAACGGTGGAGTATACGAAGGCGACTTCAGCAGCTCACTTGGACAGATGTACGGGCTTGAAATGACGGGAACAAAACGATGAGTTATCCAACATGGCCGGGGTCACTTCCACAATGTCCATTAGCAGCAACTAACAACGAGAAGCCCGAAGACAATACGATATCTACAAAGATACCCGCAGGCGAAGATAAGATCCGCAAGAGATACACAGGCGTTTCTACAATGTTTAACGTAGGATTTTACTTTACAAGCGCAGAGATCGACACCTTCGATAGCTTCTACAATAACACATTAGGCGGTACGCTCCGGTTCCATTGGGCACATCCACGAACACAGCAACCATCATTGTGCAGAATCAGAAGTGTTAGAGAGGTTGGAGCCAAAGACGGTGAATACTTCCCAGTAAAGTTTACACTTGAGGTATTATTATCATGAGCAGGGTAATAAGCTCAGCAGGGTTGCAAGCGTTCTTTGCAGCCGAAACCGACGAGGTCGTGCTATTCCTTCTCAAGCTATCCCATGGCGATTGGGCCTCTGATGTTTTCCTTGTCAATAACAATGAGAACGTAACAAGCAACGGTGATGTATATGTACCTTTCCCCTTTGACATTAGACTACCCGTAGAGTCAGAGGACAAGCCACAAGCTACCGCAAAACTAAGAGCGGATAATGTAGACCTTCAAATGGTTAACCTCCTTAGAGGTGTATCCACTGCGATCACTTGCAACATATCAATAGTGTTAGCCTCCCAGCCTTCTACAATCGAGTATGGCCCCGCTAAGTTTCTGATGAAAGGCGTAACATACAATGCTTCAATGGTAGAGGCTACATTGACACTCGAACCGATTCTTGCAGAGCCAATACCAAAAGACACATTTACACAAGCACAGTTCCCAGGACTCTTTTAGGGGCAACATGGATTATATAGGAATCGAATACAAAAAGCACGGACGCACAGCAGAAGGCTTAGACTGTTACGGGCTTGTAAAATTATATCTTGAGAACGAACACGGCGTTCTATTGAGCGACTTCGACTATGACGGCACAGAAGCATCAATGCTTGCAGAACATAAGACCGACAACGAATGGGCAGATGTTAGCGAATATCAAAAAGGCGACGTACTAGTCCTCCGTCAAATGAGAACAGCTTGCCATGTTGGCGTAGTCATAGACTCAGAACGATTCATCCATTGCGAAGAAAACATTGGCGTTGTTATGGACTATATGCACAGAGGCAGATGGAAAAGGCGCATCGTTTCAGCGCACCGGCACAAAGCCTTAGAGATGACGGCGCAGGTTGTAACGTGTGAGAATGTATTCTCTCAAGACAGAGGACTGACTATTGCATACGAAGGCCAAACGATACACGACATAGTACATGAGAACGTTCCAAAGGATATGATACCCTGCACTCAAGCAGTGGTATGGGGAACCGTTGTACCCGTTGAATATTGGAAGAATACACGAATCAAAGCTGGCGCACTAATACATTTAAATGTAATCCCCGAAGGTGGTGCGAGGAACGTCTTAAGGATGGTATTGTCCATAGCTGTTATCGCATTTTCTTCGGGCGCGGGTGGTGCGTTCTTTGGTCATCTTCTGGGTGGTGCTAATATCTCTGCAACAACTCTCGCAATCGGACAAGGCATATCATCTATGCTCGGACTCTTGTTAGTCAATGCACTTGTCCCTCCTGCAAGAGTAAATATGGATCAACTCTCCGGGACAGATCAAAGTAACATCTATAGCATAGCGGGCTCACAGAATAGAGTGAATCAATATGGCGCGGTGCCTGTAGTGCTAGGCAAGCATAGAGTATACCCGCCATTTGCAGCGAAACCCTACACAGAGCTGAAAGGTAATGATCAATGGCTGCATTGTTTGTTTGCTATTGGCTATGGCGACTTAGCACTAACAGAACTAAAGATCGGAGACACCCTTCTTTCCAACTATGAAAACGCAAGTTACACAAAGACTACAGGCACAACTACAAGCACATTCCCATCACAAGTTGACGAAAGAGATCTAGCCATTGAGCTTACAGATAATACAACGTGGTCAGAGCAGACAACATCGTCAGATACAGATCGTGTAAGCGTTGATATCACACTCTTACAGGGGCTTGTCAATTACAACGATGCAGGAAACCCCGCAGCACAGACGGCAGTAGTTGAGATACAACGCAGCCCAACAGGTGCAGCTACATGGGCGAATGCCGTTGGCGGTCACGTATCAACAATAACAATAACAACTCCAGGAACACGTACCTTTTCTTCAGGATGGTATCGAATAGTATTCACTGGTGGATCACCGGTAGAAGCAGCGACTGGCAGGGCGCTATATCAATATAGACATTCAGTTAACACGCATGTCTGTACAAGAGTTGAGATCACGTCCTACGGAAATGGCTATACATCAACGCCTACGCTGTCAGTAGCAGGTGCAACGGGTACAGTATTGACGGCAGCACTTAACGTCGCATGGGTGTTTAATGAATCAAGCCCGCAGACGGTGAGGCGTGGCATAGATATCACGCTACCATATCAAGGTCAATATGACATAAGGATGAGGAATCAACGAGCAGCAAGCACAGCATCAAACATCAAAGACGTGATGACATGGTCAAAGATTCGCAGCTTCAGCAATGACAGCCCTTTAAACATCCCCTATACATTGACAGTTGTTGAGCTTGAGATACTTGCTACAGGGCAACTCAATGGGACAGTTGACACATTTAATCTAGTAGCAGACACAGGCTCGAGTAATCCCGCTGATGTGTTTGTTGACTTACTTACAGCAGAGTACAACGCGGCAGCGGTAACAACATCAGAGATTGACATGACACAAATGGGAGTATGGGAAACATTCTGCGATACTAAAGGGTTTGTATTCAATGCGGTACTCGACAGCGTTCAGACGCTAGAGAAACGATTGCTTGCAGTATGTGCTGCAGGTCGTGCAACATTGAACAGCTTAGAACAAAAGTATTCTGTAGTTATTGATGACGCACAGACCACCATTACACAAGTGTTCAACAGGAAAAACATCTCTAGTATCTCAGGATCAATAGCATACATTGACAGACCACACGCTTTAAAGTGTAGATTCATCAACGAGGACAATGGATACCAACAGGAAGAATTTATTGTATATGCTGATGGATATGACGCTGACAATGCGACACTATTTGAAAGCACAACAATGTTTGGGTCCACAACTTCGGATTCAGTGTGGAAGCTCGGACGGTACTATCATGCCGTCGGAGAATTACAAGCTCGTGAGTCATGGGTTATCTCTGTAGATGTTGAGTATCTAGTCTGCACGCGCGGATCGTTGGTTAGTTGGTTTACTGATATCATAGGCACCTCAATAGTAGATGGTAGAATATCTTCCTTTAATGCAGGAGCCATAGAGTTAAACAACTTCGGGACACTCGACAGCTCCACAAGTTACATAATGATGATACGTAAGCAAGATGGCAGCAACGCACAAGTAAGCTTGGCAGCATCGCAAAATGGGGAGTCACGTACATTTGAAATGGTCACCCCTTCAGGCGTAAACATTGGCGACCTCTGCACGGTATACACAACGACATCGGGGCGCGTTGATGCTCTCGTAACTAAGATAGATCCACAATCCAACATGAGTGCAACATTGACACTAGTGCCATATAACGCAGCCGTCTATACGGCAGATAGCGGAACCATTCCAACATACACGCCTCCAGGCATTACAGCAAGAGATGTTAACCCCCCTAGAAATCTATCAACAAATGAATATCTGTACACAGAGGCCGGAGGAATAGAACAAGGTGTAAGCGTATCATGGGAGCATTCTAATGATACTATCCCCGACCTCTACGAAGTGCAGATACTCAGACCCAATGAGCCTGATTGGACGGCGGTTGGCACGGCAACGGGTACACTATTAAGAGTGGTGAATACTCCTGCGGGCACATACTCTTTCCGCGTTCGTGCAAAGCTAGGTATACAGGGTAGCGTATGGGTTAACATTGACGAGGAAGTATTGACGATAGCAGCAACTCCCCCGGCGGACGTTATCAATCTGCAAGCATCCTACAGGAACGGAATCAGGGTACTAACTTGGTCGAAGGTTAACGATCCACGCATGATAGAATATGATATTAGATTCGGCAATTCGTGGGCGGGGGGATCTGTCATATCCCTGCAGAGCGCATTAGAGTATACGCCATCGGTGGACGGTGCCTACTATATCAAAGCAAGAACCCAAATGGCCGCAGTATCTACCAACGCGGCAGTAATTAATGTAACAGGATTAAATCAGGCTACCAATGTTATACAAGCTGTTGTAGATGATTGGACAGGTGAACTAACAAGACCTTGCTACCCATCCAATATTGCGTCCATCAATAGGTGGGAGGGTGACGAAGCCTTGTCAATCCCAGCCAATGATCCATTCTCAATGTCAGACACGCTAACAGTATCCACCGCAACATTCGACAATACCGTGGATGCTTTGAAGTGTGACATGGCTGCTAATGAATTCTTGGGTATAACTAGTAAATTGCCCACAAATAATCTAGGCTTAATATTTGAGGTTGGAATGTATTTCCCTTATCCCGGAGGTTCCCCTTTTTATTTTTCTCCACAACTAGCACTTAATAATGGGGAAGGATACGCATTCCCAAGCACAACAATAGGAGTTGTTGCAAGAAATGCAACCAACTATACTTTTAAAATAAACGGGTCTTTTATTAATGTTGCAGCTCCATCAAGCTATGAGACAAAAATAGTAAAGTGTGATATCAAGGGAAATGGATCGGGTGGATATGAGTGTGATGTTTATTTTGATGGATCTCTTGTTGGCACGTCCCTGATGACTGTTAGTACGTTGGCACTTACAGAGTCTGTTTTTTCCATCATTGTTAACAACACATCATCGGCAGGAGTCTTATATATTGACAGCATTGTGGCTTATACAAAGAGCTATGAGCAGGATTATATAAAGATGATTCCTTACTTAGATATCAAAGGCTACTACGTAACTCCCACAGCAAACCAGCTTGACCTCGGACATGATGACGTTGTAATCGGCGCAGTAACTAAGCTACTATTTCACGGCAGCGACAGCACAACGGATCTATTAGCCGAAGACGATCTCCTATCAATGGATGATCTATTCTATGGCGCATCGTCACAGCTCATAGTGCAGCCACAAATCAGAATCAAGGCAGACGGCGGAGCATGGGGAGAATGGCAGAACTTTATCAATGCAAGCTATGAGGGCAGGTATTTCGATGTAAGGCTAGAGGTATCGTGTCAGCAGAATATCACGGCTTACATCACAGACTTTGAATACTCGATTGACATGGAGGATCGCGTTGATGGGCCTTTTAGCATAGCGGTATTGGCAGCAGGAACAAGCGTAGTTTACGACACGCCTTTTCAAGTTGTGCAGCATCCTCAGATCACACAGTCAGGGGCAGCTAGTGGGGATACAGTAATACTGACAGCGGAAAGTAAAACAGGATTCACGGTTCAAATATTAGACGACGAGGACACCCCAAAAGATGGCACTATTAATTGGGAAACTCGTGGATATTAAGGAGAATATATAATGTCACAAAGCGCACCAGACATAATCACAGGCTCAACGCTTCCTGGCGGTTCAGGAATGCAGGCCACAGAGGACAGTCAGAAAGCACAGAACAGTAACAACTCAGGCACAAGTAAGAGCAGTTATGCAGAAGCAGGTAGCGCGTGGTTTGATACTACAAACGATATACTCACTTATGAGAACAACGCAGGGAGCGATAAGACGATTGCAACTACTGATGATATTCCTACTCCGGTGAGTTTGGTAGGAATTAACACAGCTTATATTAATGGTGGAGTACCTACTGATACATCGACGATCATCCTTACGATGACAGCTTGCTCCTGTCTTGATACTTTAGGTACTACCGCTCTATCAGAGACATCGGGAGCACTAACATTAACAACCAATGCTGATTGGGCAAGCGGTACAGCCCCAACACTAACAGACGCAAGCGTCCATTGTTTTATAACTGAATCAGGATTTATTTTTGATGATGTTACAGGTACAAACATAGTAGGGGCCAAAAGAAGAATATTCTCTGTGTTGTTGGATGGTTCCGGTGAGCTGATACCTTTTGATTGTAAACAACTATCTAATGGGATGTTGCGCTTTCGTTATGATGAAGCAATAATAACTATTAATGATTCATCGCCAATTACATCGGCTAGAATTGCTGCTGTAATGCCCGTACCATTAGGTATAAAGTCTAATGTTTTTGTAAGTATGCTTTTATTAGATAATGACGCTGTATCGGCCTATGTGATAGTAACAGAAACATCTTCAACTGATGTTGTTCCAGATGGTGATATATGTACGCTTGCAGCTAACAATCTTTATCTGACCGCTGTTACTTCAACATATAATGTAGACGAAGATGGTAAGTTATATTATCGAAGTAGTGATAGTGGCTTGGGGCGCTTTGTAATAACATTATCGGGTTATATGGATAGGTGGATATAAAATGTATCTTATGAGAAATGGTTCAGTTAAAAAGCTTACTGAGCAAGAAAAGATTAATTATAAAGCCGATAATGAGCCTGAAATTTCTGATAATGAAGCTGTTTTTAGTCTGTTTAAGAAGACGTTGACAAAAGAACAAATCTCCGCTGAAAAAGTTATATTGAGAGCTACTAAGGTTAAGAAGTAATGCCTAAACTAACAGCTACAATCTGCACCTACGCAGCATGCAGACAGCGAGCTATAGCAGGCGAAAGGCGATGCCCCGAACACCCATACAAGCGCCCGCCGAATAAATCACATGAACCGTTATATAATCGGGCGAGGTGGAAACGTGTTAGGGCTATGCAGTTGCGCTCAGAGCCGTTGTGCCATATGTGCGGGGGGATAGCAGATACCGTTCACCATATAAAAGAGATCTCAGAGGGTGGAGAAGTTTACGACGAAGATAATTTAATGTCAATTTGCCGTGGGTGCCATAACGCCATCCACAAGAAGAAAGGAATTTTGAAATGAAAAAATGGAGCTTTATACTATTGATATTCTTGGTGCCTGCAATCGCACTACCATGGGCAGGGCATGAGGGCACAACATATACAACATTCACAACTGACGTTGCAGGGCTCGTGCCTAATCCTGGCACAAGCTCAGGTGAGTTCTTAAAGGACGATGGCACATGGGCAGTAGTAGGCGTTGCAGGAGAACTCAAAGCAGTCAAGTATATGCCATGTTTGACGACTGAGGACTTCAAAATGCAGCTCCTTAGCGACACCAAAGGATGGTCAGGACTCAACACCGCAGGCGGTGAAGTGTGGCGAGCATCGAGCACGGGGCAGGCAATGTTCCACGGTGGCTACTACGGAGAGACCACAAGCCTACCATCGGAACACCCTGTTGGTCTTACAGCCGATACTATCAATGCTTACACAGCAAACGGCTATCCTGTCATCGACGCTCTCGGCACGGCCAACAATATTATTGCTTTTTATAAAGCTGGTTCGCAGAAAGCAATCATCGACAAAAATGGTAAAGCCTATTTCCCTGCTTACTTGGGAAAATCTTCCGCTGATGATGTGGATTTTATTATCGGTGTGGGTAAGAGCGTGTTTGTAAATAAAGCAGACACAGAAACTCCCGTATTTGGTGTCAGTTATTCTGGTAGTGGTGCTGATATTGATGTAGCATTGACGTTCACGGGTGGTACTAATACGGGAACCATTACGCTTGATGATGGGAATAACTATCTCCTTCTTGACACCTCCCTAGTGACTCCAGATACCATGGTAGCTTACACACACAAGGCTACTAGAGGCCAGTTTACGGAAATTAAAAACAACGCTGGAACAGGCCCACCATCCGCGACCTATGGCATTAACTACCCTGCACAGACAGCACCAAGCGCACCATCATCAGGTGCGACTATCTACACAGATAGTACAACACTAGAAGGGACAGCGAAACATTCTGACAGTGCTTTGGGTGATGTAGGTATTAGGCCTTCCTTTGGTAAAATCTTCGAGGAAAACGAAGCTGGCTCAACAATAACAATCGTTACCGCTGGAACATATTATCCTTGGATAACTTCTGAAACTGGCATGGGTACAGGTTCAACAGGTGGAGACACTATAACCACATC